AAGATAACACCAAGCTAGACCTAGAGCTGGCTAAAATGCTGGCAGGTAAAAATAACAGGAGCTAATTGTGGCTAAAACCGTCTTTGACGTGCTGATAGAAAAAATTAACGACGATTTATCGTCTGCACAAGACTTCCTAAACGCAGGGTCCGCGAAGGACTATGCGAATTACAGGGAGATTGTTGGCTTAATTCGGGGTCTCGGAGCCAGCAAATCCTTAATTGAAGACCTCTCGCGCAACTATATGGATGATGATGATGACTAACACTCAGACGATTGAATTGCCTGATGCACTAAAGCAAAAAATGGAAGCGGAAGCCGCTCCAGCCGAGCCGATTAGACGGGAGCTTACAGACGCGGAGTGGGAAGCACAGCTACCCAAACCCACTGGCTATCGTATTCTGATCGCACTGCCAGACGTGGAAGAATATTACAAAGGCAGCACCCTACTTAAGACCTCAGATGTGATGCACAGAGAGTACATCATGTCGATCATGGGGATCGTTATTGACATGGGTCCAGACGCTTATAGTGATAAAGAACGGTTTCCTAACGAGCCGTGGTGCAAAGAAGGCGACTATGTAATGTTCCGTATGAACACGGGTACGCGGTTCAAGGTGAATGGTAAGGAGTTTCGTTTGATGAACGATGACTCTGTTGAAGCTGTGATCCCTGATCCTACAGGTATCATGGTGGTATAGGAGATAAGCAAATGCCATTCCAAAAAGTAGAATTTGAATTTCCTGAAAAGGAAGACGACGTAAAGGCTGCAAAGCTGGAAATTGAACGTTCCAGTGCGCAAGAAGTGGACATCGGTGGTAGGAAAGCTAAAGCGAAGGCTGCACAAGACGAAGTTGTTGTGGACGACGAAGTGGATACTGACGATGACGGGTATGAGATTGAAGTGGTTGATGATACGCCGAAAGCGGATCGGAACCGTACACCTTCTGACCCGCCTGAAGATGTTACTAACGAGGAGTTAGAAGACTATTCCGAGAAAGTCCGCAAGCGTATACAGCACTTTAGTAAGGGCTATCACGATGAACGCCGCGCCAAAGAACAAGCCCTGCGGGAACGTGAAGAGCTTGAACGTCTGTCCCAGCAGCTCCTTGAAGAAAACAAGAAGCTAAAGACCAACGTAAACAAAAATCAATCAGCTTTACTTGAGCAAGCTAAGAAAAACGCGGCTGCTGAAATGGAAGCTGCTAAGAAGGCATATAAAGATGCCTATGAGGCAGGTGACTCAGATGCCGTCGTAGATGCGCAAGAAAACCTAACAAATGCCAAGATAAAGGCTGATAGGTTAAATAATTTCAAGTTACCAGCTTTACAGGACGTAGAAACTCCTGTTAGAGTGGAATCTGAAACCGCCCCTGTGCAGGTTCAGATTGATTCCAAGGCAGCGGCTTGGCAAGAAGCCAATCCTTGGTTCAATCAGGATGCAGAGATGACGAGCTTAGCGCTTGGGCTGCATAATAAACTCGTCCAAGAGGGAGTAAACCCTCAAAGTGATGAATACTACGAGCGAATTGATGCTCGTATGCGACAGTTATTCCCGGATAATTTCGAGGATGACATGGAGGTAGAAGAGCAAAAGCCACGAAAGCGAAAGTCAAATGTGGTTGCTCCCGCAACGCGGAGCACAGCGCCTAAGAAGATTAGGCTCACGCAATCACAAGTTACAATCGCAAAGCGGCTTGGACTTACCCCCGAACAGTACGCCAAACAGGTTGCATTAGATATGAGGAAACAAAATGGCTGAGAATCGTATAAACCGAGACCTTGAGTCCCGTGAAAAAACGACCCGCAAAAAGGCTTGGCAGCGCCCAGAGGTGCTACCGTCACCCAATCCCGAGCCGGGTTACGCATTTCGTTGGATACGTGTTAGTTCGCTAGGTAATACCGATGCTACTAATGTTTCTTCTAAACTACGTGAAGGTTGGGAGCCTGTAAAAGCCTCAGACCATCCAGAAATCACACTTGTTACCATTGAGAATGATCGGTTCAAGGACAATGTGGTGATTGGTGGATTGATGCTGTGCAAAGCTCCAGAGGAGTTGGTCGATGAGCGCAATGACTACTATGGTCAGCAAACCCGCTCGCAGATGCACTCCGTTGACAACAACCTCATGAGAGAAAACGACCCTCGTATGCCCCTGTTTAACGACAGGAAAACGAAGGTTACATTTGGTAACGGAACTTAATAGGAGCTTAAAATGGCTTATCCTACTGTAAGTGGCCCTTATGGCCTAGTTCCGGTAAAACTGTTGAGCGGCTCTCCTTTCGTGGGCGTAACTCGTCACTTCAAAATTGCAAGTGGCTACGCTACATCCATTTTTTACGGAGATGCTGTCAAACTAGTTACCGGAGGCACTGTTGAACGTGATACGTTCGATGCTGCCATGACACCTGTGGGTGTCTTCCTTGGTTGCACGTACACTGACCCTAACCTTGGCTACAAGGTATGGCGTCAATCGTACCCTGCAAGCACCGTCGCATCTGACATCGAAGCATTCGTTGCGGATGGTACTGACATCCTGTTCAAGGCTGCTGTTGTATCTTCGGGTACGACGATTGGTGACCTAGCACAGACTGACATCGGTGCAAACGTCGCAGGTGTAGACAATACTGGTGATTCGACTTCGGGTAATTCTCGTGGTGCGATCTCTGATACGTCTGCAACTACTAACACTCTTCCTTTCCGTATTATCGGTTTGGTTGAGGAAACCAAAAACAGCTCGGGTGGTTATACCGAAGCCTACGTTAAATGGAACGCAGGACATCAGTATGACAACACGACTGGCGTATAAGGAGGAGTAGACAATGGCTATTTCACGCGCCCAGTTACTTAAAGAACTCCTTCCCGGCCTGAACGCTCTGTTCGGAATGGAGTACGCAAAATACGGTGAAGAGCACGCCGAAATTTATGAAACCGAATCTTCAGACCGCTCATTTGAGGAAGAAACCAAATTATCGGGCTTCTCAGCAGCACCTGTTAAAAACGAAGGTGCCGCGATTGAGTACGATAATGCGCAAGAGGCGTGGACTGCACGTTATACGCACGAAACTGTTGCAATGGGTTTCAGCATTACAGAAGAAGCAATCGAGGACAACCTCTACGATTCTCTGTCTGCTCGTTACACCAAAGCGCTGGCTCGTGCCATGGCGTACACCAAACAGGTTAAATCTGCTGCAATCTTGAACCAAGCGTTCACAGGTTCTGGCAACCCAACCTACGGTGACGGCAAAGTATTGTGTGCGACCGACCACCCTCTGGTTTCTGGTGGAAGCAACTCGAACCGTCCTACTGTTGCGGCTGATCTTAACGAAACTTCCTTGGAAGCGGCTGTTATTCAGATTGCAGGTTGGACCGACGAGCGCGGTCTTTTGATCGCTGCTAAGCCTCGCAAGTTGGTTATCCCACCGAACCTACAGTTCGTTGCAACTCGTTTGCTCGACACTGAAGGCCGCGTTGGTACTGCCGACAACGACATCAACGCCATCCGTAACAACGGTTCGATCCCAGAAGGTTACACTGTTAACCACTATCTGACCGATACCGACGCATGGTTCTTGATGACCGACGTTCCTAACGGCTTGAAGCACTTTGTCCGTACTCCGATGTCTACGTCCATGGACGCTGACTTCGATACTGGCAACAGCCGCTATAAAGCCCGTGAGCGTTATTCGTTCGGGGTTTCCGACCCACTGGGCATCTTTGGTTCGCCGGGTGCTTAATAAAGAGGGGGGCAATTTATTTGCCCCCTTTCTTTTTATATGTTATAAGATTTTAATCCCTGACAGTTCTATTGTAGAACTGACACTAGCTAAGACAGGAGATTCACATGGCTAATACGACTTTCCAAGGTCCAGTCCGTTCTGAAAACGGCTTCAAGGACATCACTAAAGCTGCTAACACTGGCACGGTGACTGAGAACATCTCGATCACTCATGACGGTACTAACAGCGTTGTTATCTTCACTGATCTTCCGACTTCTGATCCGTCTGTCGCAGGGCAGCTTTGGAGTAACTCAGGCGTTCTGACGGTCTCCGCAGGCTAAGGAGATAGCTCATGTCTAATTCAGACGTTCGCGCCAAACGAGTTACCGCCGCAGCCTCTCTTGCAGTAGGCCCAGCGCGTATCCGTCAGGTGCAAGTGTTGACAGGGGCAGGAGCAGGACGTTTGACCATTACCGATGGTGATGGGGGTCCGACTGTTTTGGACCTAGATTTTCTCGCGTCTGATTCTCACTCTGTAAACATCCCCGATTGGGGCATCCGTTGCCAGTCTGATGTACTCATCACCGCGATGACCAACATTACGGCGATGACTGTGTTCTACAGCTAGGGGGCGATATGCGTAGTTATTACAAGTCAGGTGGCAAAGTTGATAAAGCCAGCATGGCTTGCAATAAGCCGCGCCGTACTCCAAGCCATCCTAAGAAATCACACGTCGTAAAGGCGTGTGAAAGTGGTAAGGAGAAGATCATCCGCTTTGGTGAACAAGGTGCAAGCACCGCTGGTAAGCCGAAAAAGGGTGAGTCTGCCCGCATGAAAGCTAAGCGCAAGTCATTTAAAGCACGCCATGGCAGAAACATTGCCAAGGGCAAAATGTCTGCCGCCTATTGGGCGGATAAAGTGAAGTGGTGATGTCATGCCTGCAAAATCTGCAAAACAGCAAAGGTTTATGGCAGCAATAGCAAACAACCCCAAGTTCGCTAAGAAGGTCGGGGTTCCTCAGAACGTAGGAGAAGAATTTATGAAAAAAGGTTACAAAGCGGGCGGTATGCCCATGGTTCGTGGCAAAGACGGGAAGATGGTTCCTGAGTTTGCTGCTGATGGCAAAGGCAAAATGATGGCTGGCGGTAAAGTCAAAAAGTACCAAATGGGCGGTATGCCTATGGCTGACAAAATGCCTATGGCTGACAAAATGCCTATGGCTGACAAAATGCCTATGGCTGACAAAATGCCTATGGCTGACAAAATGCCTATGGCTGACAAAATGCCAATGAGACGCAAGAAGAAAAAGCGTTCTATGGACGACATGATGGCTGTTACTGGTACGGGTGCGGGCGCACCACGTCGCGGTATGAAGTCTGGCGGTAAAGTTCGGGGTTGTGGTGCAGTATCTAAGAAAATGCGTCCGACCAAAATGGTTAAGATGAAAGGTGCCTAATGCGTCGGTACTACCGAGATAAAGGCTGCGGCTGCTCTGAATGTAGTAAAGGCTACAAAGAAGGCGGGACGGTTAAGGACGAGTGCTACCGTAAGGTAAAGTCTCGTTACAAGGTCTTCCCGTCAGCCTATGCTTCTGGAGCAATAGCCAAATGTCGTAAGGTAGGCGCTAAGAATTGGGGCAATAAGTAATGGCTGTTCGTAAGACCAAGAAAGGTACTGCACTAAAACGCTGGTTCAAAGAGGACTGGAAAGATGTACGTACTGGCAAGGCTTGCGGACGCAAAAAAGGGGAAAAGCGAGGAACGCCATATTGTAGACCTACAAAAAAGGTATCCAGTAAAACCCCTAAAACAAGTGACGAGATGAGCGCTTCTGAGAAGCGCAAGAAGATTGCGGAAAAGAAACGGTTAGGGCAACCTGCGGGTAAACCGCGTCGGGTATCCCCCACTAAGCGAAAGGAGAAGAAGTGATGGAAATTTTCCAGAACGGCAGGTTCTCTTCAGGTGAACCAGTGTACCAGATTGGCACAAAAAACGCTGATGGTACATATGAAGTTAAGGTCTTTGATCTGATGACAAAAGCGCAGGCGGAAGCTAAATTAAAATCTATGGGTGTTAAGCCTGTGGCCTCCCCTAAAAAGCCTAAGTATGACAACATGTCTAAGTTAGAGCTTGAAGCGTTTATGCTCGAACAAGGTATTAAATTGGATCGACGCAAGTCAAAAGCTAAACTTATAGCCGAAATCAAAGCGTATTCTAATGGCTAAAGGTGTTAAACACTACTTTGCTAACGGTAAGGAGCATAAAGGCGGGATGCACAAGCACCCTGACGGAACGCTTATGACTGGTAAAGGAATGTCTAATACTTCTAAAAAGCTGTACCACTACGGTGATCTGTCAGCTAAAGCTAAGAAAAAAGCTCGAAGTGAGTGGAAAAAATGACAACATCAGGCACCACAGCGTTCAACATGGACTTCACGGAGATTGCCGAGGAGGCATGGGAGCGTGCAGGCCGAGAGTTGCGATCAGGCTACGATCTACGCACAGCGCGACGTTCCATGAACCTCATGACAATCGAGTGGCAAAACCGTGGGATTAACCTCTGGACGATTGACGAAGGTATTGTCAATCTGGTGCAGGGTACATCTCAGTACGACTTACCAGCAGATACTATTGATTTGCTTGAACAGGTAATTCGTACCAACGAAGGTAACGCGGCGACACAATCTGATCTTACGATAAGTCGTATTAGTGTAAGTACCTACGCTTCGATCCCAAACAAGTTATCACAGGGTAGGCCCATACAAGTTTGGATAGAACGTCTTCGTGACCAGCCACGTATTAACGTATGGCCTGTTCCAGACAATAACGGCTACGTTTTCAAATACTACCGTATGCGCCGTATTCAGGACGCTGGTAGTGGTGTTCAAACCCCTGACATGAACTTCCGCTTCTTACCGTGCCTTGTGGCTGGGCTGGCGTACCACATTGCAATGAAGGTGCCAGAGCTGGCCTCGCGTGTGGAAATGCTAAAAGCAGAGTACGAGTCTCAGTTTATTTTGGCGGCTGGTGAAGACCGTGAAAAGACACCGTTTAGGTTTGTCCCAAGTATAATGAGGCCGTAAATGGCTACACGGTTTGCATCAGGGAAGAAAGCGCTAGGGGTCTGTGATATTTGTGGGTTTACCTACAAACTTCGTGAGCTGAAGAATTTGATCGTGAAAAGCCGCGATACAAATCTTAAAGCGTGCCTTGAGTGCTGGAATCCTGACCAGCCACAGTTGAAACTCGGCTCGTTCCCAGTGGACGACCCGCAGGCTTTGCGTAATCCGCGTCCTGATAGCAATCAGTATGCGAGCAGTCGAGCACTCATAGAGCCAGTCAGACCTGTTGTTGGTACTGGATTTATAGGACAAGTTACGATACAAATTACTTAGGAGTGATACAATGCGTAAGAAAATAGCAAAACCTAGTAAGAAGAAGATGCCCAAGACCGCTATGAAAAAGGGCGGCGGTGTCAAAGTTCGTGGCACTGGGGCAGCAACGAAGGGTCTGATGGCCCGTGGACCTATGGGTTAAGCAATGAACTACACCGAGCTGAAAACAAATATCGAAGATATTACGGAGAATACGTTCACCGAAGATCAGCTCGCCATGTTCACGCAGCAGGCAGAGCAGTCGATCTACAACTCCGTGCAGATTCCTGCTCTGCGTAAAAACGTTACGGGTACTTTGTCTGCGAGCAACAAGTATTTGGGTATGCCGACAGACTTCTTGTGGTCTTATTCACTGGCGGTTGTCGATGGTAGCGGAGATTATCACTTCCTTATCAACAAGGACGTGAACTTTATTCGTGAAGCCTACCCAAGCGCGTCATCAGAAGGACTCCCGAAACACTATGCCTACTTTGACGATAACTCTTTCATCCTTGGACCCACTCCAGACAGCGCCTACGCTATGGAGCTGCATTATGGATACTATCCTGAATCCATTGTTACTGCTAACACTACATGGCTTGGGGACGAGTTCGATTCTGCTCTACTTAACGGTGCTCTCGTACAGGCAATCCGATTTATGAAAGGCGAGCAGGATGTGGTTCAGATGTACGAAAAACTGTACTTACAGGCAATCGGGCTACTGAAGAATCTGGGCGATGGTAAACTGAGAGAAGACGCTTATCGTTCCGGGCAATATAGAATAGAAGTGAGTTAAGGAGGCTATCATGGCAATTACTCAAGCAATGTGCACGTCATTCAAAAAAGCCCTTCTCGATGGTGAGATGGACTTTAGCTCGGATACGTCACAAACTTTTAAGATCGCGTTGTTTACGTCGAGCGCTACGTTAGGTGCGTCTACGACTGCGTACAGCACCACAAACGAGGTGACTGGTACAGGGTATACGGCGGGTGGCAACACGCTTAGCGTTGTAGCGCCTACATCGTCTGGTACCACAGCGTTCCTAGACTTTGCGGACACAACGTGGTCTACAGCTACAATTACGGCTCGTGGGGCTTTGATCTACCAATCTGGCGGCTCTAACCCAGCCGTAGCAGTAATTGATTTTGGTGCGGACAAAACGTCCACTGCGGGTGATTTTACGATTCAGTTTCCGACTGCGGACGCTTCTAACGCCATTATCAGGATTGCGTAGGATGAATAAATGCCGTCATCGACTACGTATATAGGATGGGGTTCTACCGCTTGGGGCCAAGGCTCTTGGGGTACGGACCTTATCGTTGTAGAAGTTGATGGTGTTCAATCTACGGGTGCCGTTGGTACCGTAAATGTTGTTGCGGAAGCCAATGTCTTCCCATCTGGTGTAGAAGCCACTGGTGCTCTTGGTACTGTTTCTGTCAGCGGTGCAGCCACCGTACAACCATCTGGGCTGGAAGCCACTGGTGGTGTTGGTAGCGTAGTTGTACAAGCCAATGCAGTCGTATCCCCAACGGGCGTAGAAGCCACAGGAGCAACAGGTACTGTTACAGTAGCCGCCGACGCGATTGTTTCTCCTACAGGCGTTGAAGCCACAGGTGCTATAGGTTCTGTAGATGTAACCGCCGACGCTAATGTCCCAGTGACAGGGCTGGGGGCGACTACAGGGCTTGGTAGTGTAACAGTTGCTGCGGACGCAAACGTAGCGGTGACTGGTAACGCAGCGACAGGAGCGGTGGGAACCGTATTTGTCGCCGTTGGAGCTACAATACGAGTTACTGGCGTTAACGCCCGTGGACAAGTTGGCAATGTGGTGACAAAAGCCGATGCAGATGTATTGGTAACAGGAGTAAATACAACAGGTGCGATAGGTACGGTGCTCGTTTGGGGTGAGATTGACGACAACCAAAACCCGAATTGGCAAAATATTACTGGCGCACAGACACCAACTTGGGGTAATGTTTCAACAGGACAGACTCCGAATTGGCAAGATATAGCCGCGTGAGGATTAAAAAATGACGACACAGTACACTTCGATACTTAAATTAGCCCTTCCTGTACAGGGGGAACTCAGTGGTACGTGGGGCGATGTAGTTAACGACAACATCACCTCGATGGTCGAAGAGGCAGTCGCTGGACGTGCCGTCGTCAATACATGGACTACCAACTCGCATGTGCTGACCACAGCGGACGGAACGACTTCTGAGTCCCGCTGCGCCATGCTTGAGTTCACGGATACTGGCACTGCGCTGACCGGAGCGGCTACCGTTGTATGCCCTAGCGCCTCTAAACTGTATGTCTGTAAGAATGACTCAGGACAACAAGTTACTGTAAATACGGCGGCTGGTACTGGCGTTGCTATTCCTGACGGGCAAACGATGTTTGTGTTCTGTGATGGTACAAACGTCGAACAATGCACAACTAACTTCAATTCACTCAGCTTTAATGATTACACACTAAATTTTGGTGGCGCAGTCACCACTGCTGGGGCGTTTACAACGTCTGGCGCGTATGCGCTGACTCTGACCACAACTGGCGCGACTAATGTAACGCTGCCTACTACGGGTACACTGGCTACTCTGGATGGTACGGAAACCCTTACCAATAAAACGCTGACTAGCCCGACGGTTTCATCGCCCACTCTTACTGGGACTATCTCCGCGACTGATCTGACAATTTCTGGTAATACCACGATTGGTGACGATCCGAGTGATACCCTGACAGTTAATAGCACAATTACGTCTAATCTTATCTTTACTGACGACACCTACGACATTGGTGCTGTTGGTGCGACACGTCCACGTAACCTTTATCTTTCGGGTAACGCCACGATTGGCGGTACGGTAACGCTGTCTGGCGGTATTGATGTTACAGGCGCATTGGGCGTCGATGGTGATTTTGATGTAAACACTGACAAGTTCACAGTAACATCAGCCACAGGCAACACGGCTGTCGCAGGCACTCTTAGTGTCACAGGCATAACCACTGCGACTGGTGGCCTCAACGTTGATACGATCAACGAAATCACCGCTGCTGGTGGTGTGACTATTGACAGCGTTTTGCTCAAGGACGATGGCGTTAATGCCACAAACATTGAGATTACGAATCTCAAAGCCAATGACGGCACTGCGGCAGGTTCGATTGCCGACATTACAGGTGCGGTGACAATTAATTCCTTTATCTCGAACTCCGTTGATATTGGCGGTGGTTCGATTGACGGTGCGGCTGTAGGTGCTTCGAGTGCCTCAACGGGCGCATTTACAACGCTGACTGCAAGCACAAGCTTAAACATTGCGGCATCAACCACAGTAGATGGCGTTCTGGACGAGGACACGCTTGTATCTGATAGCGCAACCAAACTCGCTACACAGCAATCAATCAAAGCCTACGTGGATGGTCAAAGCTATGTAACAGACGGCGATAAGGGAGATGTTGTTGTATCTAGCTCTGGTGCTGTCTGGACTGTTGAGAGTGCTGCTGGTGACTTTGATGTTGTTGGCGATCTTACTGTAGACGGACAGTTCGTCACAATAGAAAACGCTGCGCCAATATTGGCACTCAATGAAACGGGAGTCGATTCGGATTATAGCGGAACGTGGTTTTTACTGGACGGCGCGAATATGCGTATTCAGACTAGGACAAATGCAGGCGCTCAGGTATCTAATGACTATCAACTAACTAAAAACGCATCCGGAGCAACGGCGCACATATGGTCTATTGCTGACTCAGAGGCAGCAATGATTGATTCAAGCGGTAATTTTTTAGTTGGGAAATCTTCAAACGCAATTGCGACTGCTGGCGCAGAAGTAAAACAAACTGGCGCGGTTTATTGCACTGTTGATAACGATGAATGCCTAGAGATAAACAGGCTTTCGACTGATGGCATTCTTGTAAGATTTTGGCAGGACACCTCGGTTGAAGGAAATATTTCAGTATCAGGAAGCACAGTATCCTATAATGGTGGTCATTTAGCGCGCTGGACGCACGTTGATTCCGACAACGGCAGTCTGCTCAAAGGTACAGTGATGACAAACCTTGATGAGATGTGCGTATGGAAACAAGCGGTCTTTACTACACAGCAACTCGTTACCCCTGCTGTTGAAGCTATTGACGCAGTTGATGAAATCCCTGAAGAACGTGATGACGAAGGCAACATCATTCAAGAGTATGTACCTGCTGTGGAAGCTAGGGAAGCTCAAGATGCTGTCTACAAAGATGTTGAGCAAAAACAAACATACTCCGGCAGTGCAGACGATGGCGATGTTATTGACTTTGAGTTTGAAGGTCAGACCTACTCTGCAACTGTAGTCTTTGAAGATAACGAGCAGCTAAACAAAAACGCGGTGTCCTCAGTAGAAGGCGATCCAAACGTCTCAGGTGTGTTTGTCAATTATGATGAAGATGGCGATATAAATCTCGCAATGACTGGTGATATGGTGATCCGCATAGCTCAAGGCACTACTGTAGCCAGAGGTGACCTGCTTATGTCTGCTGGTGATGGTACTGCTAAGCCACAGGGCGATGATATTGTACGCAGTAAGACCATCGCAAAAGTTACTTCAACAAATATAACCAAGACCTACGATGACGGAAGTTATCTTGTGCCTTGTGTACTGATGGCTTGTTAAAAAATGGAAAATCTCTGGTCAGGTGTCTTATCCGCAGTTCTTGTAATCGTCTCTTTTGCCATGCGTCACGCTTTAGTGGAGTTGTCTAGGCTGTCTATTTTGCTCAATCGCACACGAGAAGAAACGGCGCGAGATTATGTAACTAAAGGTGAGCAATCCGCAGCGATTAGTCAGGTGCTTGCTCGCTTTGACCGCCTAGAAGAAAAGATTGATCGCATGGTGGGGAGCCGCAAATGAGCGAATACGCGCTAAAAATTATCACTATAGAAGAAGGTTTTGAGCCTCGTCCTTACCTATGCTCTGAAGGATACCCTACAGTGGGGTATGGTCAGAAGATCGGCAAGAAAGATGCCGACCTGAAGATGTTTGATTTTGAGATGCCGGAAGTTGTCGCTAGTGTGTGGATGCAACAAAACATTGATTCTATGCTAGACAAGATGGAATCCGATGACGACATTGCCGCAGCACTAGAATCTTGCAACGAAGTTCAAGAGGCTGTTCTGGTTTCTATGGCATACCAGATGGGTGTCACAGGCTTGTCTAAATTTAAGAATATGCTGACTGCGGTTGAACTAGGCGATTTTGATGAAGCAGCAAACCAAGCTCTTGATTCTAGGTGGGCACGACAAACACCAGAACGCGCTAATCGTCATGCA